TAACTCGCTTTCTGGTAAAAGCATCGGTGCAAGCCTTCAAGCAGCCGCGGCTGCTGGACTGATGGATACGGTCAAAAGCCTAACTGGCAAAGCATTGGGATTAGGAGCCACCATGACTTATAACGCGGCTTCGGCTTGGGTTAATCCTTGAGCAATCTGAAGTGTCCGAACCTGCCCACCGGTGCTCGTGTCGCGCTTCTTGGCCATCTCCACCGCCTCAGCAGCAGTGGCACCCATGTCCATCGCCGTCATGGCATGATCAGAACCGCTGCCCAGCACATACGGACGCTCAAGCCAGACCGGTGTTTTGCACAGGCCGTGCTCAGCGTTGTACGCGACGTAGACAAGGGTGTTGCCGTCGAAGACCAAGCCCGAGCATTCAACCGTTCCGGTCACTGGCTCACCGAACCACGCCCCTATCAGTTTCGAGTAATCGCACACATACCCGGTTAAAACGAACTTCACGCCTTCGCGCTCATGGCATTTGTCGTAGTCGTCGTAGGTAACCGAGTTGTTGCTGCAGATCAGGGAGTCATAGGCGATGACGCCATCTTTGTAGGCAATGGTCGTCATGGGCTACTCCGCGCCACGAAACGGACGCATCTGAATTCGTGGCGCGGGGTCAACCAGAGTGGCGAGCTACTAAGAAGATCTGGGAGGTCGCCCAGCAGGCAGCGGACCTAACTCGACCTCTGCGCCTTGTGAACGCATGCGGTCAATCACCTTCCCGAGCTCTGCGTCCGAGAGCGTGAGCAGAGCAGCCATGTAAAAATGCATGTGCTGGCTCAGTTCACGTGGCTGGATGCCGCCAGTGTATTTACGCCACTGGGCGCCCTGGGCAAGTCCTGCCAGGTCAGCCATCTGTGAGCTGGTGAATTCGAGTTCTTCCTTCAGGCGAGCCAAGTCGCCTACGGATGGAGGGTCATAGCGTTGGATACGTTTCATTGAGCGTCCGAATGCCCCGTCTAATGCGGGGCTGGTGATCAGTCAGGCGAGGAGCTTGAAGGCTACCCAGAATACGGCGAGCGCGAATGCCGCGCCGGCGGTCGCAGAGACCAGTATGCTTCGAGCTTCGTGGCGTGGCCCATTACGGACCTCATTGCCCAGTTGCTCAAGGTCTTCCCGCATTTGCTTTATGACTTGATCGTGGCTCATGGTCTTCCTCGTTTGGGATGGCGGGTCATGCCGTTGCAGACCCTGTGTGGTAACTGTCGCTCGAATCCTGATAAATCTCAAGACCCGTTAGGCAGTGGCCCCGATTGCTCGGGGCCTTCGCTTAGAACTTGTGGATGAAGGCGGCGGCGGTAACGATCACTGTGACTATCCCTCCTGCCGCTACAAACGGGTAAAACGTTGTTTCCCGCTTCATCTTGTTGGTCTCGGCGATCAGCTTTCGCGTCTCGGCGGCCAGCTTGTGAACCTCAGCTTGCAGTTTCTCAAGCTCCAGTTCCTCTCTCTCTTTCTGCATTCGTCTTCCTTTCGGGTTCGGGCTGCACCCTCTGTGCTACCCATGGAAGACATTGTGTACCTTTAGGGTACACTTAGCAAGAGATATTCTGCTGTGAATTAACCACTCCGTTTCCTGCCCGACACCTATCTGGGCTCTTTGCGGCGCTCGACCTTCCCCGGCTCACTGCCGAACCGATGATCACGAAAGCAGCCCTCACAGCTTAGCCGTGCGCAGATCCAGCGTTTCACCCTGGGCCAGTAGGTGACCATGAACATGTGACGCAATCCGGCCAGAGCCAACGCAACGTGCATCGTTACCCCCGCTGAGTTCGGCGTGAAGAAGAAACGGTCAGACCTAGCGAGAATGGCGTAACCGCTGATGGCGATCACTGCATAGAGGATCTTGCCGATGACACCGTCACGGACCTTCCCGCTCAGCGCGCACCAAGTGGCCCAGAATGCGATGAATCCAGCGGCGTACGCGTTCAGATATTCGAATGTCATGGGCTTGGTCCTCCGAATTTGCTCCGGATAAATGACCACAGGTCTGCGGCTTTGATCGCTCTGGTGATAGCAGCCATGAGCGATCCGCCGAACGTACCTAACAGGAAGCCCACCCCGGCGACACTGCGTGGCTCGATGATTCCAAAATATGCGCTGACCATGCCGGTCAGGTAGTGGGCACAGGCCATGCCCGTGAGGAGAAACAGAAGCCATGACTTTCGGTCAGTCAGGTCATCCTTATGCCAGCGGGTGGCGACGAGAGCGCCAAACAGGCCAGCGATCAGCCAGTCGAATTTGTCGAGCAGGCGGTGAAAAAACTCCATGCGCTCGACTCCGTACTGGGCATGAAAGGCAATACTACATATTTGTTGTATTACCACAAAAGTGATGTATACTGGACCCATCCAAACAGCGAGGCGAGGTGATGAAGTTCAGCGAGTTCAGACGATGGTTGAAGGCCCAAGGGGTGACTTTCGAAGCAGGCAAAGGAAGCCACTTCAAAGTCACCGCCCCAAACGGCAACAGGACAACCTTCGCGGATCACGGGGCTAAGGAAATGCCCGAAGGGACCCGCAAGGCGATCATTAAACAACTGGGGCTCTGAGAGCCCCCTTCGCCTGCCTAAGCGCTGAACGATCACCTCCGAGGACTGAACATGTACGACTATGCAATCCGATTTGAACGTGACGAAACGCCAGGCCTTGCGGTTTTCTGCCGTGACCTGCCCCAGCTCAACAGCTACGGCGACGATGAAGCGCAGGCGCTCAGCGAAGCTGTGGACGCTATCGAAACTACCCTTTCGATCTATGTGGACGAGCGAAAGGCAATCCCAGCAGCTACCCCGCAAGAAGAAGGCGAGCACGTCGTCCATCTTCCAGCAGTTACTGTGGCGAAGATTGCGTTGTGGAACGCGATGATGGAGCGCGACATGCGCAAGGCTGATCTCTGCAGGTTGCTTGGGGTCAGTCAGACACAGGGCGATCGCCTGGTGGACTTCCTGCACACATCAAAAATGGAACAACTGGAGAAGGCCTTGGAAGCACTAAATACCGCTGTGCGCGTTACGCCAGCAGACCCGGAGTGGATCAACCTTCCCTATGGAGGAGGTCAAGCAGGATTCTATGCAGGTCGATTGGCTGACGCGCTTAAGGACATGCCAAATCAGCAGATCTTAATCGGTTCAGTTGCAGGAAGCTTGGACAAGGTGAGACCCAACTCTCTGGACCACCTGTTGCGCACTCGGTATGCCAAACGTCCAGACACCATGCAGGCAGTTCAGGAAGTGATCCAGGACTTGGTGGCAACCGGCAAGTTTGAGTACATCCCCAAGCAATCCGGAGTGCCAGCCGGACTGCTTCGCCTGAAGTAACAGCAGCCCAAGCTTTAGCCAAGACCCTCCTTCGAAAATTGTGAGGGTCTTTCCCCTCCTGTCCGCCAAAGGCTTCACCATCGCTGGCACCCAAATGCACCAGTCTCGACGGATCACCTCGCGCAGCAGATGAAAGCATGAGGTCACTGCTCGCGGGCTGCCGGTGTTTTACGCAGCACGGCACTACCGGCTTATCAGAGTCCAGATGTCCCTTGAAGGGCTGTTCTGGCTACAGGTGCAACAAAACGCGGGCACAAAAAAACCCGCTCGATGGCGGGTTTCTCGGAACAAGTTGCCGAAGGCAAAATACTCAATGTGGCGAAATGATGCCCTCAGCCGCACGGGAAGTCAAGCGGCCTCCTTCATCTGATAAATTACTGCTCCAACCGGGCTCAAAGCCATGCGATCCAGGTCCTCGCAGCAATCGAAGGTAAGCCTGACTATGCACTCCCAGTCCCGATCCCAATTACAGGATTCGAGCCGAATGCCGTACTCAGCCATCAGCCAAGAACGGAACGCCTCGGGCTTGATCATCGGGTCGTCGTTCGCGGACTGACCACCTTGGTGCATGTGCCGATAGCGGCGCATCACGCCCTTCACCACGTACTCAAGCTTCTCCCGCTTCGCGGCGGTCATGCGCTTTGATTTGGAAACCACCATGCCGAACACCACATCCTCCGCTGCCTCGCGGATGTCGTCGCTGCGGTGCGCGGCGTACATGTACTCGCCGAACACACGGACCTGAGGGTGCAGCTTGGCAATGACGGACTGAATGTGACCCGCCAGCGCGCTGTGTACGGCGTGGTTCGCGGTTGGCCCCCGCTCGGTGCTTTGGACCACCACACCCAACTGAACAACGTCGGAGGTTTGGCCTGGTGCCGGGCTGTAGGTGCAGTCATGCCATGCCTGACGTGCGGAATTGATCTTCATGCTGCTCTCCCCTTCAGCTCTTTGATTTTCGCCCGGTACTGCGCCTTGATCTCTTGCAGGTCCGAGATGGTGTATTTGCGTGCCTCATGAGGCCCTTCGAGCCATGCCAGCTTTTCGGCACCAATCCTGTTCACCAAGCGAATGCGGTACTCGACCGCGTTGCCGGAGAGGTTGCGGTTACAGCGCACGCACTGGCGGTGAACGTTGAACGGCTCGAATCGCAGTTCAGGACAGGCGCCGACTGATCGGTAGTGGCCGGCGTCCCACCGGCTGCCGGTGATCAACCCTTCATCAGTGGCGATCGAATCGCAGCTGATGCATGGCAGGTGCGCGTCACGGAGACGGATGAAGGCGTTGAACTCTGTCTGAGCTTCGCGCATGTGCTCTGCCCTGCTCTTCAGCTTCTCCTTGCGAACCTTGATCTCCCGGCGGTTCCGCTGAGCAATCGACTTGCGCTGCTTCTCCTGCGCCTGGCGGGCAAGTACCACCGCGCAGTCCGGCGAGCACCATTTCTGAAAGCTGCGCGTCGGGGTGAAGGTCACACCACACCCAGCGGCTCGGCAGCGCTTCGGCCGCATCGGCTTTGTGGACTGAGGGATCACAGCCCACCCCCGAACTGGCAGGCCACAGGCTGAGCGTGATACGCCGCTTCCAGCATCGTGACGACGCAGCGGGCGACACTTTTGAGGGCCTGATAAGTCTTCATGCGTAGCTCCCGATCATGTCAGCAGCGGACTGAGCCGCCTGCTCAGACTCAAAATGCGAAGACAGCACCAGTCGCCAGCAGGCGTTGAAAACGTCGCGATAAAGAGGCTCGAACGCCAGATCGTCCATTGATGACCAACTGATCGACTTGCGCTCCTTGCGGATGCCGTCGGGCGTCTGCACCAGGTGGAAATGCCCGGCCTCGATGGTGATCCAGTCGCGGAAGGCCTCGCGGCTCTTGTCCACCGCTGGGAAGCGCTCGGCGCGCTCGGCTTCGATCTGCGCAACGTACGCAGCCACGGCTTCTGACAGCTGACCCGGCTTGCCGCTGGCCTTCTCGAAGAACTTGGCCAAGCCCTGGATGCCGCGCAACTCCTGCCGAGGCACAAGACCGCCGACTGGCTCCCAGTACTCCCACGCCAGATCCAGCATCGAGAAGAACTTGCCGTGGAATTTTGCATTCCGCATCTTGGTGAACTTGCCGTGGATGACCTGACCGGCCTTCCACTTCTGCATGGTTTCGCGATCGGCTTCGGTGGCGGGCACCAGACCTTGAGCAGTGCGAATGAGGGCGACTTCAGCCATGGCGAATGTCCTCGATTGCAGCCTCAAGGACATAGACGGCCAGCAGTACCCAGAAGATCGGCCAGAGGAGGACGTACCTGTAAAAGAACGCCAGCCTGCTCGTGGACAGAGCTGTGATAATGGCTCCAGCGAAGTAGACGCACGCAAGTTGATCAAGCGTCATGGCTGGCCTCCCAGCTCATGGCTGCGTCGATCTGATCGCGAGCCATATTTTCGCAGCCCGGTACGCCGTCATAGGACTTTTGTAGCCAATCCAAGCGGGCGGCATCCTTGCGCAGCGCCTCGTTCTCGGCCTTGAGATTTTCGCTGGCGTGATAGAAGCCATCGCCGATCATTTCGGCGTGATTTTGTTTTGCGACCGCGCATTCAGCTTCGGTTTTTAAGCGCTTGTTCTCGGCCTTGAGCTGATTCCAATGCATCTCTGCTTTTGGCCCATGGACGAAATCCACGATCTTCATGCGTTCAGATAGCCGCTCAATCTCTGCGATCAACTCCAGCACTGCGGCAGGGTTGGCGGCGAGCACCAAGTCCGCGTAGTCCTTGTTTTGGGCCATGAACTCGGGGAATGAGCGGTTCTGATGCACGTCGAAGACAATGCCGTTGTCGTTGCGGATGTACAGGGCGCCATAGCTCTGCATAAACCTCAGCGGCTGATGAGCCTTGCAACGCTCGGCGATGGCCTTCAAATCCTGAATGTCGGTCATTGGTAATCCTCCGCGAGCGACCACTTGGTGTTGTTCCGCTGGCTGTGATCAGAAGTGACAAGGCCATCGTTGCGCATCTTTTCAAGCTCACGCCGGATCTCTTTCGTCGTGTATGGCGTCACGTCGAAACGAAACCACCAAGTGCAAAAGACGTTGCAGTTCTGAGCGCGGCATTGACGCATATAGGCAAGTATCTGTTCGCGCAGACTCATCGAAAAACCTCCTGCAGATTCGCAGGCGCAGTCACCCGCTGGACTTTGTGGTGCAGGCCATAACCGGCTACCACGACGATGATGGTCAGAACGATCCAGATTCGGTTGGTCATGCTATAGCCCTCTGCTTCTGCAGCTCTTCGATGGCTTCCATGTGCTTGATCACACGCTCGTTTAGGTCGCGACGTTCCCGGCGGCGACGGTGAGCCTCGACCAGCTTGCGTTTGGTGTTTTGCAGGTGCATGGCTTGCTTCAGTTCGCGAATCTTCTGAGCGACGTTCGCGGAAGGCTTCGCAACAGTCCCGGTAAGCAGGCCCGCGATTGCACGGCCGTCTTCGGTGACCGGCTCATGGGTCATGTCGGCGATCAGCAGCTGTGCACGCTCTCGCGGGATGCGCTGCAGCTCGGCAGCCTTGTGGATGGCGGCCACGCGGCGACCAGCGTCGAACCCCAGCGATATTTTCCAGTTCACCGTCTGAGCATTGGTACGAGCCTCAGTGACGAACCGGTCGTAAGCACTGATGAACGCCATGCGCGCGCCGATCTTGTCGCCAGCATCAAGCACTGGGCGCGCAGCATTCAGGGCCAGCTGAATTTCATCGGTCATTACTACCGTGTCGAACTCATCGCTGGACGCCAGAGCGATGGCCCATGCTTCGTCACGGCCTGGGCGACCGTCCTCCGCTTGGATGCGATTGAGCACTGCGGCCAACGTCAGCTTGCCAGTCAGTTCGCGGCGGCAGGACTGGAGCGCTTTGCGAATTTCGCCCGCTGAGTATTCAGCGAGGTCTTCGGCCATCAGCTGAGCAGCGCCGGCACTGATGGTCTGACCCAAAGTTTCTGCGGTGGCGCAGATCGCCCCGGCCAGTTGTGCGATTTCGTCAGAGGAAAGCATTGCGAGGTCCCCCTTCCCGGATGTTATGGGCGGCCTGCTGCGCGGCGTTGATGTTCGCCTGGGTGTCTTCGATCTGGCGGGCGGTGCGGCCATTCATCTGGCGGCCAGTGGCCCACTGGGTGTGGTAGGCCTCAGCTTTGGCGATCAGGTTGGTGAGGCTGTGGCAGTCGTTGACGATGCGGGCGTCGTTGATGGTCAGGTAGTACGCCGCAACGCTATGGGCAACGTCGATGCCGAGGCGGTCAACCAGCTTGCCGAGAATTCCACCAGCGATAGCGTTCCAAACCGGCCAACACTGGTAGCGCTTGCGGTAGGCCATGGCGTAGTTCGCCCAGGCCTTGAACGTTTTGCAGTCGCGGTCTTTGGGACCTGGCATGTCGGCAGGGATCTCGACACGAGGAGCATCTGGGCGATCAACCACAAGTACCAAACTCCCGGACTGGGTCGGCAGCGCCGCACCCTCCGGCAAGTCCTGACTTGTACCCTGATTGGTATCCTGATGATTGGTATCCTGATTTGTCGGAGATTTTTCCGACCCTTGCTCGGATTTTTTTCCGACTCTGCTCGGAGATTTATCCGAGGTAGATCGGATATTTTTCCGACCCTTGTTTTCAGGTGGGGTCGGATATTTTTCCGACCCATCGATTTTCTGGTTCCACTCGGCAGCTTTCGCGGTCAGGCGAAACAGTGTGATGTTGGAAGTACTCGAAAGCTGGATCAGTCCCGCCTCATCCAATGCCTTCAACATGCGGTACGCAGTGTCGGGTTTATCGGTGAGCAGCGGCAGTTCTTCGACGATCTTCGCCTTGCTCAGTGCAAAGAAAACGCCTTCGTCAGTGGTGACCGGCTTAGTCCAACTCGGGCAACCGTAGATGAAGGCAAACAGCAGGGCTTGCTGAGAGTTCAGCCCCCACTCCAGTGCCTTCACCTGGTTGATGGTTACGGTGAATTGCATGTCAGGCCTTCCCGACCAATTTGGCCAATTCGAGGAAGCGATCGACGTACCAGTGAGGCTGCGTTTCGCGGGGGGATTGAGGGCTGGTCAGGTTCTTGCCGTAGGCAAGGCCCTTATCAGTGATCGACCAGAACGGGACGACCTCCTGCTTCGAGTTCTTGCGGGTCAGCACCTTGAGGTAGCCAGCGGCTTCGAGCTTTTTGTTGAAGGACACGACAGAACCGCCTAAGCCGAATTCCTTCAGCAATGCGGTAGCGGATTTGGTGGGCATGGAAGATCCGCCGGCGGCATCCGGCGCAGCGTCGACGGCGTAGCCTGGGAGAAACTTTGGATCGAGGCCATTGTTCTCCGCGATCTTGGTCAGCATGAGCATCTGGCTGGACGGTGCAGGCTTCAGCAGGCGCGTGAAACACTCCATGATGGCGATTTCGCCGATTACTTTTGTTCCGTTCGCCGTGACGGCCTCACGTGACGCCGACTGCTGCTCCAGTTCGTGCCAGCGTCGGATGACCTTCATACGCAGGCCAGCGCTGTAACCGGTGAGCAAGCAGTCTGTGTGCACGCGATCAAGCAGATATTCGGTTTGCTCGCGGTTCCGGCCGTCGAGGTAGATGTGAGCAAAACTGCTCACATTAACTTTCAGCTCGGAAGCCATGGTTTGGATATCACGCTTGACGTCTGGATGACGCTTACCGGTCAGGTTCGCAATCTCGCGCGAAGACATCGTGCGCGCCACGTTTTGCTGATGCTGAAAACGTGGCGCGGCTTGTGGGGTATTGATCAAGGTTTGATGGCTGTGCATACTTGCCTCACTCGATTTGCAAATAGCCACCCTGCCCGGTGGCTTTTTTGTGTCTAAAACTCAGGCGACCTTTACGGACTGCTTGAACACTTCCAGGCTGACGATCACTTCGTCCGCTTCCTTGATCAGTTCCGACTTTTCGCGAGAGCACACTCGCCCATCGGCCTGGGCGTCATAGGCGAGACGAGTCACGTCAGCCAGATCGACATGCAGGCGCATCAGTGCGGAATTGAGATCTGTAGGTGTTGGCTTCTCTTTCGGGACTAGGTCAAACCCGAAGTGCTCGGCCCAAGCTTTCAGCGGGCGGAAATCCTCGGTGTACTTCATGATCCGGTGCAGCTCCTGCACGTTCATCTTGTGGCTGTCGTAGTCCGGGTTGGCTTTTTGCGACAGCAAAGTGCGCGACGGGAAGCTCGCGCCTTCGGCGATCCGGCTTGCACCGTGGGTGTCCACCACGTCGTAGATGGCCTTCATCAAGTCCTGCATGTCACACCTCGAAAATTGTTACGTGGCGTTACGCCACCAGCGACGCGATCATTTGTTTACCAACTGATCAAGGACGTATCCATGACCGACTCTTCCGAACTGCAAGGCGAGATAACCGCCCTCTGCTGCTTCGTGGATGCATTGGCATCCACCCTGCCCCTGTCTTCTCAGATGAGGCTCTGGCCTGCGTTTGAGCAGAAGGCCAGTCAGTTGCGTGATCGGTTGAGCCAAGAGGCCCTGCGCGGCTTCGAACTGGCGACGATTTCGCTTAGCTCGAAGCGCGGTTAGGCTGCTTGAGGCTTGCTGCATGCTTTGAACTTCCCGCTGGTGAGGACTTGCAACTGAAACTGCCGCGCCTCTGGAACGGTTTCGCCCCACATGGTCACCGCGCTAGGACTGATACCCAGGGCGTCAGCAAGCTTGGTTTTACTGCCGAAGTGGGCGGCAACTTCTTTGGTCTTCATCTGACGTGGTCCTCGCGTTAGCTTGAATAAATTTCAGCATCCTTAAATTCCCACGTCAAGGGCTATCTTCAGCATGCTGCATACTTAAATTCAGTTAGCTTAATATCGGCCTATGGATAGACATGAACGTATTGCCCGCGCCATTCAGCTGAGCGGCTTGAAGAAAGGCGAGATTGCTTCCGCTTGCGGAGTCGCGAACTCGGCCGTAACTCAATGGATTACAGGGGAAAGCAAAAGCCTGAAGCCCGAAAACCTCTATGCCCTTGCGAAGGCGACAGGATTTCGAGCCGAATGGCTAGCCATTGGTGAGGGTCCAGAGAAAGAACCTGACTCGAACGTTGCGATGGCGGTACAGCCCGACATGATGTTCCGGTATCCGGTCATTTCGTGGGTCGCCGCGGGTGCCTGGGCCGAAGCTGTTGAGCCCTACCCGCCTGGCTTTTCTGATCGTTACGAGATGTCTGAGTACGATTCGAAAGGCCCAGCGTTCTGGCTAGAGGTCAGAGGTGACTCGATGACATCACCAGTCGGTCAGAGTGTCCCCGAGGGCAGCCTAATCCTAGTGGACACTGAGGCGGACGCTTATTCCGGCAAGCTGGTGATTGCAAAGCTGTCGAACAGCGACAAGGCCACATTTAAGAAGCTGGTCGACGACGGTGGCAGACGGTTCCTCAAGCCTTTGAACCCCGCCTATCCGATTGAGGCGTGCGAGGACGACTGCCGGATTATCGGCGTAGTCGTAAGGGCACTCATGAAGCTCTGAGGGTGTTTAGGCCCTGAAGCTGTTGAGGTCTATTGGCGCGGAGCGCTGCACCTCATAAATGGAGTTAACTAATGAAGAAGACGTATTCCAACAACTCTGACCACCGCCTACGCGCGGCGTCCAAAAGGGGGGCTCGGGGAAATCGCCCTAAAGGTACGGGCGCACCACTAGATCTCAACCCAATCTTCCTCAAACCCAATATCAAGTCACTTAAAGCGAATACATTGTTCTCGCCGCCTAGAGTCCAAGCACCGTCTAAGCTGGATCTATACTCCAAATCAAACTTTGAGTTGTTTTGCAACTTCATAACCAACCTGAGCAACCTATCCGCGCACAACGAACGGGTTATCATCTGCTTTAGGGACACTCATCGAATCACTGCTGCGGCGGCTTTGAGGCTTTTGGCTGAGGTTTCTCATCTGCTCCACACGCACAAGCACCTAACATTTGGATGCTCGGTTTCACATCGCCGTCGCGGAAAATACAAAAATACCGATAGAGCAATCGAAGCTGTATTACAACAAATTGGTTTTTTCAAACTTATTGGACAACCAGAACGCGCGCCTACTAACCGCGCGGATATTTCGATGTGGAGGCAAGAGTCTGGAATATTGGCAGACGGTACGCTCGCTGGCCGACTCCTCAACTGCTTACCTTCCTCCGTGTCAAAAAGATCAAAAGCACAGCTGTATAAAGGCGCAATTGAAGCCATGGCAAACAGCGCTGACCATGCCTACCCCATCGCAGAAGATGCCTCGATTTCAATAGATAACAGATGGTGGATGCTCGTAGGCCTTAACCAGTCTAGCCTGACACTAATCGTATGCGACCTGGGTGTGGGAATTCCAGTTACATTACCCAAGAAACATCCAGATACCATGCTCCAATCCATTTTCAGGACGTTTGGGATCGTGGGTAACGGAGATGCCGAGTTGATTCACGCTTCGACATTCATCAAAAGAAGTAGGACAAACCAAACCCATAGAGGCAAAGGAGGTGCCGACATTCGTTCTATAACTGAGCACTTCCCATCTGCCCTGTTGTCTATCCGAAGTAATCGCGGGTGCTATGTGGTTGCGGGACCGGAGTATCAAGGTCGAGTCAGGCCAGATTACCGAACGATCGATGGGACTGATGATCGTGAGTGGTCAGCAAGCTACGACGGGTCCATCCGTGGTACGATGATAGAATGGACTGTGTCCTTGAAGGAATTGGAAAAATGAAGACAATATTTGTGAGAGAATTTTCTGAGTTTCCCGGGCCAAGATATGAATCTCTCGGTCCGCACTCTGGGGAAATATTCAGGAAGACTGTTCTTTTGCCAGCAATCGAAGATAGCCAAGGGGAGGTATCTGTAGTACTAGATGGCGTATTCGGTTACGGATCGTCGTTTCTTGATGAAGCCTTCGGAGGTATGATCAGAGACGGTGTGTCAAATGAGATTGCGTTAAAAATATGTGAAAGGCTAGTTTCGGAAGATGACCCAACATTGCTTACCGAAATAACTCAATGGGTTAAAGAGGCTATTTCAGAGAGAGATTCGAAACGTGTCGACCCTACCTAATACTGGCGCAGACGTTGGTGCAATTGTAGGTTGGACGTTTGCCTTTATTGGTGTTGTCTCGACACTTTATGGTTGGCGAGTCAGAGGGCAACAGCAAAAGTGGCTCGCTAAAAAAAAGGATATCCACGAGGCCATCGATAGGGCCGTAAAATCCCTTATAGAATTTGAGGATTCGTCCCTTAGTTTCTGGACTGAAAAAGACACTAAGATTTCGCAGCAGCACCTTTTAGCTCTACACCGCAGAATGATCGTGGCATTCAAGCAGGTTTCAGAGTTCAGCGAAAAGGCGCTTCCATCTCAGTATCTTGCCGATTTAAAAAAATTTACGACCTTGGATTTTGAAAAAGCCAAACGACCTATCAGTCCGCAGGCGCCAAGAGTTGCGAATATCGCTTTAGCGGCCGGCAGATTGCTGAATTCTAGCTATCTCATGAAGTCATGGGGCGACGTGAACACCTGACCATTGCCAAAATCTTAATGGCCTGTCCGACATTGGACGGGCTTTTTTACGTCAGCACACCAAAAGAGAACATTTGTACTCCTCCCCTGTTGCCATTCGCCTGGATCCTTTTTACTGTATATGCATACAGCAGTAGAAACGGAGGTTCATAATGCTTCAGCAACCCGAGTTCACCCAGATTAAACCCCGCTCCTACGAGCAGATCGGCCACCGCGTCAAAGAGATCATCAGCGATCCCAGCGTTCAAAAGGTTCAGTTCGTCACTGTCTCCAGGCTGCCCAACGAGGGCAAGTCCGACTGGGGGAGGCTGATGGATGAGATCGCCAGCACCCAAGGCATCCGAGTGCAGAGGGTCGATGACGACTCCTTCAAGATCGGCTGGCGGGAATACTGTGAAGCCTGAGCAGGAGCCTGCAGAGTGCGGGCTTTTTATCGGCCGAGAAATTCAGCAAGCTGAAAATATATATTCAGCATGCTTGACTGTTTATTTCAGATTGCTTAAATTCTCTCCATCGCAGCGACACACCGCTCCGACCCGCTCTTTAACAACCAGCGCCATGAACGACTACCCGGCCAAACCGGTTAGGTCACTCCCGGCACCATCGGTGGGAGGTCAGTAAACCGAAGGAAACAAACCGCTGCGCTTGTGAGGCGACCGGCGCCAGATGAAAGCCATTGAGGGGCTCAGTCTGGCGAGGTGATGACCGAACTGTGCGAATGACCCTGACGGGCGCAGTGAGTGAAAAGACGAGA